AGAGTTATTGCGCAGTACAGCAAGCGGGTGGAGATCGTGCTGGAAGACAACGACGGCATTCCGCCCACCGGCCAGTTCTTCGGCCACAACGGCAACGGCTTCATGCTGAAGCCGGGGGTGAAGGCGATCGTGCCGCTGGAATTGGTCGAGATCCTGAACCATGCGATTTATGACGCGCCGGACGTTGACCCACAGACGCGGCAGATCATCGGCTACCGGCCTAGATTACGATTCCCGTACCGGATCACCAACCCGAATCCGACGCTCGAACCCACGCCGTGAAACTGGGCGAATTGCTGGATGAACTACGCACCAATCTGCTGCGTGATGCCAGCACTCTGAAGTCTGGTCCTCCAGATTCGTACTGGAGCGATGAAGCGTTGGTGCGGTACATCGATGAAGCGCATCGTCGCTTCGCGCGGCGGTCGTTTTGTATTCGCGATTTCACCACGCCGGAAGTCACGCAGGTATCGCTCGAATCCGGTGTTACCCTGTATCGGCTGCATCCGTCGATCCTGCGGGTGCAGAGCGCGCGGGTAGAGGGTGCCACATCCGATCTGGTGCGCAGCACTCATCCGGTCCAGTTCAGCGGCAACAACCCGTATACCGACAGTGTGGACGTGGTGGGCACGCCTGCGGGTGATCGGCCACAGCGGTTCTCGACGGACGAAGGTACCGATGTCGAAGATGAGTATCAGGTGTGCATGTATCTCGATCCGCCACCGGGTACGTCACAGGTGGGCAAGCTGGTAGGGCTGCGGGTGATCCGGTTGCCGCTGAATCCGTTAACACTGACGAAGACGGATGCGGTTCCGGAGATCCCTGAAGACTGGCATATCGACATGCTGGAGTGGGCAGCGTACCGGGCACTGCGCAACTGGGACGTGGATGCGGAGGATCGGAAAAAGGCAGAGGATCATAAGGAACGATTCGAGGATGCGGTGAAGGAGTGTCTGAAGGAGACGCAACACCGCAAGATGTTCCAACCCGCCACGTGGGCATTCGGGCAGCATGGCTGGGGCGGTTACACAAGGACATAGTGTTATGGCTAATGACGATTACCCCAACTACATTCCGCGCAGTCAACAGTTCGGCGCGATGGGTAGCCCCGGTTATTTCACGATGCCTACGCTTCCGGCTTTTAATTTAGGCCGAGGTGGTCATGGTGTTAGTGGTGGCGGTGAGAGCAACGTGGCGCGCGGTTATGCTTTTCCACCGGGTGAAACAATGTCTCCGCTGGAGCGTGCGCAGCATTTGCCACCGGGGATGGGTGGTATTACTTATCTGCCTGAAGCCGAGGTTGCGCGCGAGATCGCGGGGTTAAGGGGTAAGCAAAATACAACGTATGGCGAACCACCTACACCGCCGCCACCGCAAGATCCTGAACTGGTTCGCTTGGCGAATCAACTGGGTGGCAGCACCAAGGCATTAACATCGTTCGATACCGGCATCCCCGGTCAGACGGTGGCCAAGGGGGTGGGCAAGAACGGCATCCCGATGTACGTCGGCTATGGTGGGCAGAGTGGCGGGGCGGCTGCGGCCGGTGGTGGTGCAGGCGGGGCCGGGGCACTGCAGGCGCAACTGGCTGCGATGCAGCAACGGCTGGCCTATCATCGCTCACGTGGTGACACTATCAGCGCTGCCGGTGCACAGAACCAGATGGCCAAGCTGCAGGAGCAGATCACTGCACTGGGTACACTGGGTGTGCATCAAGGGCAGCTTGGCGATGCGCAGCGTAGAACGCATCTGGCTGAGCAGGTGGCAACACCTGAGATTATGGGCAAGACAGCTTCGCTGCATGCGCTGTTGCAGGGTAATCCTGAGATGGCAGCCAGTTTTGCACGTGCTTTGGGGGGTGGATCGGCATTCGATCTTACCAAAGTACAGGATGCGCTGGGTGGAACAAATGTAGTACGTACCGGGGATATCTATCGAGCGGGTGGTGTTGGCACTCAGCTAGGTGTTCCGGGGGTACAGGCGCTGCCACCCGTACAGCCGTTCCGGTTGAGTGAAGAAGAATACTTGCGTAAAAAGTAATGGCACAGTATCCGACACTGCAGCCGCCCTACCCGATTGACCCTCAGTATCTTGATTTTGCCCAACGGGTCTACGCGGCGAACAATCGCCCGCCGCCGCCCACGCCACTGCCACCACCCCCGGCTCCCCCTGCGCTTGGCACCCTGACCGATATCGGCCACGGCTTCGCGCGGGGCGCGATGGTGGAAGCCCCTCGCATGGCGGGTGAGGCGCTACAGGCATTTGGAGCTACCGAGACCGGTCGTAGCTGGCGCGAGTCGGCCGAGGCACGGGCGGGGGACGAAGCCTACCGGGTTAACCCCGGTGGCTGGGGTGAAGCAGCTTCGATGACGGTGCCTGCGCTGGCGACGGCGGGACTGGCGTTTATCCCCGGCGTAGGACAGGTAGCAGCCCCTGCAGCAGCCGCAGCGCTGTACGGTGGCTCCCAGTACACCACGACGGAAGAAGCGGTCAGGAAGGCCGGTGGCACGGCTGAGGATGCCATCCACGCAGGATTGCAGACCGGGGCGGTGCAGGGGGTGGGACAGGCAGCGCTGGCAGCAGTCGGGGGGAAGTTCTTGACTGGTGCTGTGAACATGATCAAGGCACCGACTGCGCAGGGGGTGCTGAACTCGTTCGCCCGGCCCAGCGTGATTGGTAAGACAGCGGCAGGTGCAGCCACGATGGCAGCGTTGCAGGTGCCCACAGGAGCGGCTGCTGCCGGGGCTGTGGCAGACATTGAGACTCGACATGGGGTGCAGGATCTCCCGAGCGCGTGGGAAGCGGCCAAGGCCAGCATAGAGCCAACGCTGAAGATGACGGCGCTGATGACGCCGTTCGCCGCTGCCGGGACGATGATGACAGTGCGGGCCAAGGGACGGATCGGGGATGTGGTAACGGCGGCACCTGATCCCACCATGACGGCAGAGCAGAAGACGGGGCTTGCCAATGCGCGGTTGCTGCAGGCGAACAAGATTTACATGGAGATGCGTCGGACTGATCCGAGTGGGGCTGAAGCTTGGATGGGTGAAGTGAAGCGTGCAATTAACGATGATGCACCTGTAACACTCGACGCAGGCTTCAAGTACCAGAAAGCAGTAACACCGGGTCCACCCGAGAGTGTGACCGAGATCAAGGCCCAGCCTACGTCGTGGGAAGAGGCTGCGCGGGAGCAGATACCCGAACAACCGGAGACGCGCGATCCGTATGCGATCGAGGGCACGCTGCCGCAGCAAGAGCTTCCGCAGCAGTATCCCCGCTTCGAGGATCTGAATCCGTCACTGGCGCAACCCCTGCGGGGTGAAGCTGCGCCGATCGCGCGCTGGGTAGGTCGGGAGCGCATGGGCCTGCCGCAAGCGGAGACGATCGATCCGATGGCGCAGCAGACGATGATGGAGCGGATGGGTGCGCAGCGAGCGGAGGAAGCGGCGCTGTCAGCGGCAAAGGCGCTGCCGATGCGGATGGTTGCGGCCGAAGGGCGTGCACCGATGAACCCCGAAGAAGTGGCGGCGCGGCTGCAGGCGGCGCAGGAGCGGGGCACGCGTGGAGCGGGGGGTACAGCGGAAGCACTGGGGCTACCGCAACAGGTATCACCAATTATCACTGTCGATCAAAGCGGTAGGGAGAGCTACTCTATCGGCAAGCAGCAACGGGTGCAGTTCCTGCGTGATGCGTTGGGTGCCAAGGGAACATCAGGCGTGATAGGCCGGTTGGCAGATCTGTCGCCACGAGAGTTGGCAGAGGCGGTACGTGATGTGTGGCACGAGAAGGGTGGGGAGAATGCCAAGGCGGGCTACGTTGCAGGGCTGGGTGATCTGTATCAGCAGTTGACGGGTAAGGATGTGGGTGAAACAGCAGTCAGAGCAGTAGAGACAGGACGACCAGAATTCGAGCTTACGTCGCCTACACGGGAGACGTTCGAACGGGCACGTGCTACTGCTGCTGATGCAGTGCGTAAAGCCGTAGGCGAGAAAGCGGACACAGCGCGGGTACAGGACGATCTGTTCAAGACACCATTTGACACTACCCTTGACAGCGAGAAGATCATCCAAGGGATGACATCGCTTAATGGCGAAGAGAAGTACGCGGCGTTAAGAGCAAATGCCAAAGCGGAAGCAGCACGTACTGCTGTACGTAAAGTCGTGGAGACAGCCGATGAAAGTCGTCAAGCAGGTGAAGGGACCAAACCCCAACCAACCACCGACACGCGTGGGGCCGAAGCTCCCCGCACTGTTGACCAAGTATCTGAAGGGGCAAGGAATGCCCCTGCCGGGGAACGCCCTGTCGAAACTAAGGCAAGGAAAGCAGTAGCAGCATATGAACAGAAACAGAAAGAACAGCAAGACAAAGCGTGGACGGATGCTGAGAAACGTGGTGTTACAGGACTTAAGGTGGGTGATCGAGTAGAAGATATAAATTCTGCTGATCCGCGTGTTGTTTCCGAATTGGGTGGTAAGTCAGGTGTTATTGTTGCGGTTGAGGGGAAGGGGAGAAATAAAAGGTATGTTGTAGCTAACGAACATTCAAAAGATGGTGGACTACGAGTTAGTCCAACACATGTAACATCAGAAGAGCCGGGCCGACCCGTCAGCTACGGCGAGTATTCCAAGCGTCCACCCACACAGGAGGAAATCAATGCCGCTCTTATCCGGAAAGAGTCAGAAGGTGGTGTCGCACAACGTGAAGAAGGAAATGGCGGCGGGGAAGCCACCCAAGCAGGCGGTGGCGATAGCCTTGTCCAACGCGCGCAAAGGGATGCCGAAGCCGTTCGCCGCCAAGAAACGGTAGACGAGTTACGTCAGGCTGAAGAGGCAGCGAAGCGGGTACCCAGCGGGAAGGAGCGTGCCCGTTTTCTGGAAGCAGTGAAGGAACGGCGCGAAGCCGAGGAAGCGCTTAACAGCAAGACCGATGAACTGATTGCTGCACGCAAGGAACAGGCGCGGCTGAATGCAGATATCAAGTCACAGGGGAATGTGCCTAGACCGGAGCAGTACGGGCAGCAGCAGGAACTGGGCCAGCGTATTGGACGGCTGACGGCTGAGCGTGAGTATCTGATGCAGGAGCATTCAGATACGGTGAAGGATGTCGAGCGGGTAACACCGGATAAGCTGCTGGGGATGGTCGATCCTGCAGCAACGTCAAGGTACTACGCGTTCACGCGTAAGCCGCTTGATCCGAAGAAGTCGGTGGTGAGTCCGGAGAACATGCCGGAAATGGCGTCGTACATTCAAGCGCTGGTGCATGCAGGTGTGGCGAGTCCGGAGATGCGCGCGTTGATGAAGGGTGTGCCGCGCACTGTTTCACGTGAAGTCAAGCTGGCAGCACAGGCGGCATTGCGCTCGATCTCGCCGGAAACGCACGCGCGCTACGAGCGCATGGTGGCGCACTACATGGGAGTGCTGAAGACGGGGCGGGATGTTGGTGCGCGGGGGTTCGAGGCTGCGGAGAAGATCGAGCAGAATCTGCAGGAGCAGGTGCTGATGGACATGCCGTACCTGCAGCGTGCAGCGGAAGTTGATCGGTTGTTTGCTGAGGGCAAGCTGACGGATCAGGAAGCGCTCGATCATCACGCTGTTATAGAGCAGGAAAGAAGGGACGCGCAGCGCAACCTTGATTCGCACGGACGTGGTATCGCTGGTTTCGATCATCGTGATCTAGGTGCACGGGTTGTCGAGAATAACAGTGCGCAGGCGATGATGGAGCATCTGGCAGCCACGCAGTCGAATTCGACCATGCGCGCTGCGGCGAAGCTGCTGGCCAGTCATTCCTCGTCCACCAAGATCGATGTGGTGGAGAGTCCGGACTTCAATGGTGGGCGCTACGTGCCTGCGACAGATCGGATCGAGATTGGCCGGGGCGGCATGAATCCGGTAACACTGATGCACGAGCAGACGCACGGGGCAACGCATGCGGCGATCAGTCGTGCATTAGGTAACATGGACAAGACGGATCTGAAGCCGCAGGAGAAGGCCGAAGTCGAAGCGGTCAAAGAGATTCGCAAGATCATGACGACGTTCGAGCAGAAGGCGGATATGACCGATCCAGCCCATCTGCTGGCGTTGACCAACGAACATGAGTTCTTGTCGGAAGCGCTGAACAATCCGACCATCCAGCAGTCGATGCAGCCGGGGCTGTTGAAGCGGATGCTGAATGCGGTGATGCGGGCGATCGGTTTGCCACCCAAGTATCAGGATGATTTCAGACGGTTGCTGGAGATAACACCGACGCTGTTCGGCAAACCGAATGCGGATGCTGGTGTATTCAACCGTCCGATTCATGACATCAACTCGGCATTCCAGATTGCTTCAGCAGTCAGCGAGAAGGGTCAGCAGTTGATGAATCGCTTCGATTTGAAGCGGAAGAGTCGTGAACTGCGGCTGTGGATGCAGTCGATGGAGCATATGGAGTGGGGGCTGAAGCGGCTGCAGGCGGATGCCAAGCTTGGACTGCCGCAAGAAGTGCATGGTGTTATTGACGAGATCCACAAGCCGTTCAATCGATTCTTCGATCTGCGTCATTTGCGCACCGCATTCACCCAGTGGCTGGGGCAGGAGTCGTCTGCTTACACCAAGGATGTAGAACGACTGGTCAGGCAAGATCCGAAGAATACGAAGGCGATGTACAAGCTTGCCACTGAAGCATCGCGGTTGGACATCGATCCGACCATTCCGCGCACGCAGGCTGGGTGGGAGTCGGCGCAGCGACTGCACAAGGGCATCAAGAAGGAGGATTTCTTCTCCGAGCAGGCGCGCAGGACGCGTACCGAATACGAAGCGATAGAGAAGGCCAATCCGCAGGTGGTGGAGTCGTACCTGAATGGTGCGATTCTGAACAAAGCGCGCTACCTGCACACGTTGTCGAATACGACCAATACGCTGGTATCGAATTCCGGTTTCGGCAGCACACCGGAGATACAGGCGACGCTCGCCAAGATGGATATGCGTTCGATGATGCACTTGCCTGCGCGTGAGCGGGTGGCGTTGATGGACAGCGCACACAACGAACTGAATGCCGGAATGGCTAGGCAGCTAGACAGTGTGGTAACACAGGCTACGAACAAGTTCGGCAAATGGGAAGGTGGCGCTGAGGAAGGAATTAACTATCTGAACAAGATCGCCAAGGGGCTGAAGGGATCGGAGGATGCTGAGGCAGCCGGTGCGATGGCCAAGCGTATCGCTACCATCAGCGGTGTGCATGAGGCGGTTGGCACGTTGTACAACATCATGAAGGAGCGCACTGCTGCGCCGTATTTTCATCTCGGCCGTACTGGCGATTACTTCGTACGTTTCACGGTGAAGGATGAACCCGGCGCATGGGATGCCGTGGGTGCAGCGATGGGGCAGCTTGATCGCGCGTGGGGTCCACCCAAGGGCAACGATCGTGGTGTATTCATGCGCTTCGATGGTGATCATCAGCACGGTGATGCACTGGAGAAGCTGAAGCCGGTAATGCAGCACATGGAGGTGAATGAAGACGGACGCATGCGGTTCGAGGCCGGACTGCTGGAGAAGAAAGAGTGGGGCGTGGATGCGGCCGATCCGCTGTACGTGCGGCGGTTGATCTCCACCATCAATGAAATGCCCGGTGTTGATCCGGAACTACGCAGCCAGATGGCGAAGGCAGCGTACGAACTGTGGATTACCAACGAGCCGGAAACGTCGTCACGCAAGTCACAGCTTGAGCGTACCGGCAAGCTGGGTTACACCAACGAGATCCTGCAGCCCTACGCGGATCGGCAGGTGGCAGCGAATCACGTGGCAGCGAATTCGTATGTGCAGCCGTTGTTCGCGCGAGCGTTGGCAGATATCGCTTCGCACAAGGCAGAACTTGAAGGGGTGCCGGAAGCGGTGAATGTGGCCAAGCACCTGCAGGCGTATCAGGCGGAAATGAAGCTACGTTATAAGAACATGATGCAGCCGGTCGTATCACCTGCGATCGACAAGGCACGTTCGCTGGGTAGTACGTGGTTCTTGGCGTTGTCGCCGGGGTATGTACTGAATAACTCGATGCAACCTTATCACCTGACGCTGCCGTTGATTGGTGCGCGGCATGGGTTTACTCGTACTGCTGCAGCGATGATGGGTAACACCGGTACATCGTTGGCTATTCTCAAGCACGCGCTGTCGGAGGGATGGAACAAGGAGCAGGGTGGGTTGATGACCAAGCTGGTCAACATCTCTGAAGCTAGTGCTGCGTTCGGTGAGATCAAGGGTGCAAACGGCAAGCCGCTGCTGAATGATGGACAGGTGCAGTTGCTGAATGATGCGATGCGTGCGGGGGTGCTGGACTTCACGCAGGCGAATGAAGTCAACCGACTGGCCAAAGGTGATCCGTCGAAGATGGCCAAGGGGCTGCAGGTGGCGTCCATTATGGGGCACTACTCTGAAGTTCTTAACCGGTTCACTTCACTGTTAACAGCGCACGAGCTTGCTACCAAGAAAGGATCGAGTTACGAGGAAGCACGGGACTACGCGTTCAGCATGACCAAGCAGACACAGCTTGACTATAGCGAGTCCAACATCGGGCGCGCTACGGGTCGTCATGGCGCTGCTGGCAAGCTCACACCGTTGGCGCTGTCGTTCCAGCAGTATGGTTTTCAGGTGATGGAGCTACTGTCTCGGCTGGCTATCGATACGTTCACTGCCAAGGTGGTAGGCAAGGATGGCAAGCTTGATGTAGGGGCAACGAAAACGGCAAAAGCTGAAGCGGCCAAGGCACTGATCGGCGTTATGGGTACCACGTCGGTAATTGCCGGGACGATGGGATTGCCCTTCGCGGGTGTGTTCGCCGGGCTGGTGAATTCGCTGGGAAGCATCTTCGGAGATCCGGACAATCCGCCGGATGTGGAGGTTGCCTATCGGCAGTTCCTGAAGAATGCGATCGGCAAGGAAGGCGGCGAGCTTGCGGCGCATGGTCTGATCCGCGCGCTGGGCGTGGATGTGTCGCAACGGGCAGGACTGGGTGATCTGATGCCCGGTACGGCTTTCCTGCGCGATCGGCGCAAGTCCAGCGATGCGATCAGCGAGGGTGCGCAGTCGATGATGGGGCCAGCACCAAACGCCGTAATGGGCTTCTGGACGGGCGCGAGCGCGGCCAAGCAGGGTAACTACCTGACGGCGATGCAGCAGATGCTACCGGCCGCGCTACGGGGTCCAGCGAAGGCTGCGTACATAGCGCAGTACGGCTACACGTCGGCCAGTGGTGTGCGGTTGCCGCTGGAAGTTGGGCCGGGTGCGATAGCGGCACAGGCGCTGGGTTTCAACACGGCTGCCAAGGCGACGCAGGCGGAAGCATCGTTCGATCTGAAGTCACGGGACATGGTGTTGAAGCGGCGTGCACAGGCTATTCGCACCAATGCCTACAATGCGCTGGAGAATGGCGATTATGAGCGGTTGCAGGGGTTGTTCACGCAACTGGTTCACTTCAATGTCACCAATCCGCAGTATGCTATCAGTCTGCAGGGTGGCTTGCGTACACGGGCAGAACAGCGTGCAGTGGCAGAGTCATCTGGCACTGGCATTCTCACCTCGAAGCGGCTGTATCCACAACTGGCGAATTACGACTTCTGATGAAACTTAACATCAGTATCAATCAGGGTAGTACGTTTTCACTGCCAGTGCGGTGGGAAACGAATGAGCTTGTCTATGTGCCGATCCTGTCCATCTCGCAGGATGCCCCGGCTGTCGTAGTGACGACAGAACCGCACAACATGCCGGATGGCTGGCGGGCTGCGTTTGTCTCCTGTGACGGCATGGAGCAGGTGAACGCGCATACGCCTGCGCGTGACAGCGACTACCGGGCGATGCGCGTGCTAACACCAACATCAGTGTCCGTGCCTGCGTTTGATACAGCCGATTACGATGCGTACACAGGTGGCGGCTTCCTGCAGTATTACCTGCCGCAGCCGTTGGCAGGATATGATGCACGTATGAGCATCAGGGACCGGATTCGTGGTAGTGAACTGCTGGGGCTGTCGGTTGCCAATGGCCGTATCTTGCTTGACGATGTGCTGAAGACAATAACGTTGCTTATCGCGGCTGCTGACACGGCAGCTATTACGTGGCTGCGGGGTGTGTACGATCTTGAACTGGTGTACGGAACGGTTCCGACTGAAGTGGTTACGCGACTGCTTAATGGTTCAGTGACAGTATCCAGAGAAGTAACGATTTAAGCAGTTGTTGCATGGACAAGGATGCAGATCTTAATGGGAGGGGTAGAAGTGTATTGACTCGGGTATCTATCCTCGAAGAAAAAGTACGGCTGCTTTCGTACACAATTAAGGGGTTGATAGCAGTTGTGGTTGGTGCACTCGTGACGTATCTGTTCAAGTGAACGATGATAATGTTGTTGACACGATCATCGTGCTGGTGGTGTTGGTACTTGTAGTAGTGGTGTTTCTGCTGGTGATTGAAGCAGTCAAACAGCGTAAACGATAACAGGAGAGAACACATGTCCAAGTTCATCATCGGAGTAAGTGAAGGGATCGCCAAGGTGTATCCCTACGGGCAGATTAGCAGCGTCGAGAAAGTGTTGAAAGAAGGTGAGGCGTTGCTGTGTCAGGTGCCGGTCGGTCCACATCCAGAGCCGTATGTAGCGACGAGTGGCGTAATTACTGATCCTGATTCGGTGGTAATTCCCGATGCGCCTACATCCAAACCTACGATTCAACCTGAGACGAAGGAGCATCTGCAAGGGTTGGCTGAAGAAGACAAGAATGCACCTGCAGCGGGTGTCGATGATGACTCGTCGCCGGGCGATCGCACCGGCATGTTGCTGGTCTCGGTTCTCGAAGGCAAGGTGAAGGTGCGTACCTACGAGAGTTCACGCTTTACGGAGCAGGATGTGGAACAGGGCGCATCGGTATCAGTTGCAGTTACCGAAAGTAACCGCATTACGCTTGCGGTATATGAGGCGGCACCAGTAGTTGATCCAAGGAAATGATATGCCGCTGACTACTGAAGAAGCGAATGCGTTGAAGGTGAAGCAAAACGCGTTGGTTGATGCGTATGTTGGCACTAGCCCATCACCCACACCACCTCCCACGCCCGGTCCTACGCCACCACCGACACCATCACCGACACCGCCGCCAAGTGGGTGGGTGAAGCTGGAGTGGAAGGCTGATGGCAGCAATTCGCGTATCGCCGCGCGTTCGCCGTGTCGGGTGTACTTCACCGTACCGGACAGCGCCAAGAATGGCGGTGGGCGCATCGTGGCGTCGTACACCAGCAGTGCCGAGCAGAACTTCAAGAGCATGGTGTTGTCGGCAACACCGGATGGTCCGCCATTGGCGGCGTGGGCCAATATTCCGCAGGCGAAGCAGCCGAGCATGGTGTGGTACGTGGGTGCGCCGCCGTCGGCGTATTACAACCCGCCAATATCGCGCGGTGCAACGTACTACGTTGTCATCGACAACAATCCGCCTGTTTCAGCGGAGACTAACACTAATATCTGGATCGATTTTGACGTGCCGAACTGATCATCTGTAAGGAGAGAATCATGCTTGCAATCGGATTAACAGTAGTAGTAGCAATCGTAGGTGTGTTGATGTACGCGTTGTGCACGAATGGCAAGTTGCAGGAGATTGGACGGATATCGTTCTTCGCCGGTCTGCTCGCGTTCTTGCTGGGTGGAGGCAGGATTCTTGTCGATTTGATGAAGTAACACTAACCAAGGAGAAATTTGTATGGGTAAGAGAACAGTTGCTCCCGGCACGCCATCCCCGTATGTGGCGAAGCTGGTCAAGACGAAGTGGCCGGATACCGTCCTGATCGTTCCGATCGATTTCGATCTGGAGATTGGTGGTGGTCCGGTGCTGCCCGGCCCCGGTTGGCCGGACGAAGGCCCGCCACCTTGGGGTATTGAGCTTCCGGGTGAACCGGGTGGTCCCGGTGGTCCCGGTGGTCCCGGTGGTGGCGAGCTTCCTGAAGACACCAAGCTGGTGGCTGTGAAGAAATCCGAGGAACAGCCTGAAGTACCTGCCGGATTGCCAGCCGGTTCGGTGCTGCTGGAAGCTACGTATGGTCCCGGTGTGAAGGGTCAGATGTGGGGCCTTCCGTATGCTGCGCCTGTGAAGTAAGTCGGCCTGCGGGGGGGGCTAATCACCCCCTGCTCTTTAAGGATGTCATGCCGCCGCCTGCCAAGCCGCAGATCAAGCTGTTCACTGCAACACCTGATGTAGTTCAGCAGGGTGCTGCTGTTACACTGAAGTGGTCGTCAGTGAATGGTAGGGGTGCAACGCTTGAAGGCCAGCAGTGTGCGCTGTCCGGTACGATGGTAGTGCGGCCGAATGCTACTAAGGTTTATACGCTGATAGTGTCGGGGAAGGGATCGAACGCTACTGCGCAGGTAACTGTAACGGTGGTGGAGATTGTCGTTCCACCAATAACGATATCGGCCGAAGTGTTTGAGCCGATGCTTATGGTGGATACAGTTTCTGCTGTTTCAGCTT